GCCCAGAATGCCCGAACAATTACCTTTTTAATTTTAGAAAAAAGTAATTTAAAATCAATTTTCGAGGCGGATATTGGCTTGTTGTCTATCTTGTAGCCCTGTGGTATTTTTGTGGGCAATCCGGTAATTTCATTTCCCCAATATCCAAATTCCCCCGAAGTCGGAAACGTTTTTAAACCAACACATTCGGCGTTTAAGTGCGTGGAATTTGAACAAACTTCCCTCTCGATAAAAGGTAATCGAACGTGAGAATTATAAAACGTTTTGTCACCTACATGGGATGAACTTCAAACCCTGTAGCTGGAAGGTTTGATGATAAATTTAGGGGTATTTTTGAGGATTTTTATAAATTACATTTAAAAACTGTTTAATATTCTTTTAAATCTTCAAATTAGTGGAAATAAGTTTCCAATTTTAAGACATATTTGAATACAAAACGATGAATGTTTTAACATTTCCCTCATAAATTGTTGTTCTCTGAGAATAAATATTCTATTACTTTTTTCTTTTTGAATTGTTCGGAAATTCCGAATAGTTGAACTTTGATTTTTCAACTATTAAGGATTCCTTACAAGTTGCCTTTATTAAATTAATTTGTTTCAGAAGCAACACAGTTCCCCGAGAATGACTCGCTTTGTGAGAATTCCGATTTATCATTGACAACGAAGACACTATAGATGAATAGGGGAAAGCAATTGGAAGATATTTTGAATAGCATTAACACCGAAGATACCTGGGTTGATGTTCAAACCGTAGCAGCATTAAAGAATATAACTCAAAGAGCAATAAGGCTTGCAATCAGGCAGGATAAATACATTTCAAAAGTAGAAACCGTTCGAGGTGGAAAATGTTATAAAATAAAATTAAGCTCACTCGAACCTGAACTTCAAACTCGCTACATCCAAGAGTATTATAATAATATAACGACTACAGACAATATTATAGAACTTGAAAATCTAAAGCTAAGACAAGAAAAAATAATCTCAGAGCAACAAAAGAAATTCGCACTCGCCAAACTCGATTTGATAAGATTTTGGCAAAGGTTCAGAACAGAACATAAACCAAAGAGCAGAGCAGATAAAGACTTCCTACAATTATATAACACAGGTGAATTATTCCCTGCGATTTATGAAACGCTAGACAAGGTTTCAATTGGATCTTTGTATAGATGGAAAGCGTTGCTCGGAGAAGTAAATAGCGATTGGACAGCACTCGTATCTAATTATAAATATGCAACCAACAATGAATATAGAACAAGTTTAAACGATGACGAGATTAAAATATTTTTAAAAATCATTTTATCTCAAAACGGGTTTTCAATAGGAAAAGCAATCAGTCTTACAAAGCACATTTTAACTCAGCGAGGGATTGAGATTTTACCCAAAGACATAACCTTCAGGCGTTATGCAAATTGGTTTAAAAAAGTAAATTATGACAAATGGATTTTAGCTCGAGAAGGTGCAAAGGCCCTTAAGGACAAAGTCGAACCTTACATTGTAAGAAATGCATCACTGCTAGAGACAGGGCAAGTCCTTGTCGCAGATGGTAAGACTTTAAACTTCCAAGTAATTAATCCATTTACAGGAAAACCTTGCAGGGCGACTTTGCTAGGATTCCTTGATTGGAAATCGGGAGCACTTGTTGGGTATGAAATTATGCTAGAAGAATGCACTCAAAGCATCGCGAGTGCACTTCGAAACGCAATATTAACATTGGGTAGAATCCCAAGTTACGTTTATCAAGATAACGGAAGAGCCTTTAGGGCAAACTTCTTTAACGGCGACAAAAATTTTGAAGAATTAGGGTTTACAGGGATTTATGAAAAACTGGGAATTACTCCAATCTATGCTATGCCCTATAACGCTCGAGCGAAAGTTATCGAGCGTTTTTTCTTAGATATGCAAGAGAGTTTTGAAAAGCTTTTACCAAGTTATATCGGAACCTCGATTAGTAATAAACCTGCTTATATGAAACGGAACGAAAAAATGCACAAGGAATACCACAGCGACTTCGTTCCAACTTTTGAACAGGCAAACGAATTAATAAAAGAATGGTTAAAATTTAAACATTCTCAACCTTGTTCAAACGCTGAAAACAAAAGTATTCAAGAAGTATTAGATGAGGTTAAAAAACAAAAAATTGATGTTAATAAATTAGATGACTTAATGATGGCACAAGAAGTAAAAACCATCGGACGAAACGGAATAAGGTTCTTAAAATCGGACTATTTTGATGACACATTGTACGGGTTAAGAGAAAAGGCGGTTATCAAATACAGCCTGTTCGATCTCTCATCCATCAAGGTTTATTCTATGAAGGGCGAATACTTATGCACTGCAAGAAGAGTTATGTCAACGCATCCGCTTGCTAATTACTTAGGAGATATCAAAGATATTGAAGATTACAAACAAAAAATTGTTAAACAGAAAAAACTTAGGAATAAGACTTTGAAAGCAGTCAAGGAGCATTTTTCGATTAATGATATTGAACTTATAGAAAGCAGATTGAATAAATTTCAAATGTTTGATGACGATATTTTGATTGATAATCCAACTAGGGAAACAAAATTCATTCCAAAGATTAAAGCCGAGGAAGTCAAAGCAAGACCACTATTTAAAAGCAACTTCGAAAGATACGAATGGCATTTAAGTAATGGCTGTATTTGCACTGAGGATAGAAATTGGTTTGAAAAATATATTAAATCTGAAGAGTACCAAATGATATATGAAAGACAATAAAGAAAGGAAATTAAATGCGAAAAATATTTGCAAGAACACAGAATGTGAAAAACTTCATCACTATGATGAACAACCTCCAAACAAGAGCAGACGGAGTTCCTGGAATGGCTTTGGTTTATGGAGAACCTGGCTTAGGTAAGACTCAGGCAGTCCTTTGGTGGGCTGCACAAAACGATGCTGCTTTTATCAGAAGCACTAACCTTATGTCAGGAAGATGGCTTCTTGAAGAGATAGTTGAAGAACTCGGCGAAGTCCCATATTACAGAAGCTCAGAACTTTTTAAACAGTGCGTGAGGCAGTTAAAAGAGGAGGCAAGAGTAATTATTGTTGATGAGATTGATTATCTAGCCGCTGATTCACACGCAATCGAAACACTAAGGGATCTCCACGATAAAACGAATGTCCCAATAGTGCTTGTTGGGATGGGACAAGCAGACAAAAAACTTCTGAGATACAGACACCTCTACGACAGAATTTCTGAAAAGCTAAAGTTTGAGCCATTTACTCAGGGTGACATTAAAGGAATAGTCGAGCAAATCTGCGAGGTTGAAACAACTGAGTGTGCCATAAATTATATCTACAACAAAACAAACCGCTTCAGACAAATAGTAAAGCTGATTAATAAAGCCGAGAACATAGCAAAGGCCAACGGTTTAAGCGTAATAGACGAATTAACACTAAAGGAGTTTATAAATGACGACCCAATCGAAACTGTTAAAACTAGCAAAAAATCTAAATAAGTTTTCATTTGATGAATTACTGATTATTAGCGAACAATCAGAAGATGATTTACATATCTTTCTTTTAGAGGCTATTGAAAACAATAATATTAAACAAACAGGCGAGGACCAATATGTATTTATTTCATTTCCTGAACAACTTAAAAAGCCCAATGATACTAAGACAAAAGCAAATGGAAACAGAAATTTTAATCCTCAATCAATAGAAGATATTATTGATCCTAAAAATCAAAAACGGGATTATGAAATATTCATGAATGAACCTGAATACTCCCAACGCAAAATGCTCAAATATTTGCTTATTTTTAAAGCAGCAAAAGATTTGAAGGGAAATGCTTTAAAGACTTTTATAGCCCTTTGGAATGAGCGTTATCCTGATTACCTGACATCCCCAACAAGTTTTATATTAAACAAGAAAAAATATTTAAAAGATGGAATAATTGGGCTTGTCAAACAAAAACCATCAAATGTGGGTTCTTCAGCCATCCCAGATGACCTTTATCACCGTTTTTGTCAATTATATCTCGCCCCACAAGGCTTATCTGCCACTCAATGTCTTAATATGATACAGCAAGAAAACCCAGAATTAGAATTTATTCTTCACTCTCAAAAAACTTTTAGCAGGCGATTAAAGCGGGAGTTTAGTGGTGCAGAAATTGAATACTACAGAACAATGCCAACGGAAATGCCTGATTTTATAAAGAAGCCTGAGGAGTTGAAAATAGAGAAAATTCAAACTAAAAACCCGTTAATAAAAAACTTTAAAGATGCAGGCAAACACTTTTTAAAATCGGATTACTGCAAAAACCTCAAACCATCAACTCTGCTTTCATACAAAGGGTATATTGAAAATCAGCTTGTACCATATTTTTACGAGATGGCATTGACGGAGATTACTGTAGAAAAGGTAAATGAATTTAAGCACGCAATGCTAAATGAAAGCTTGTGTAAATCAACGGTAAATAAATATATTGATATTTTAATAATCATTGTTAATACTTATTCGCAGGGGCATAAACTTCCTGATTCGATTAAGTTTTTCAATGAACGAAATTATTATCAAGATATGAGAATTTTAGAAGTTGATGAAGTTAAAAAGCTACTCCAGGCAGCAAAAAACAATTACCCTGATTTTTATCCGTTGCTTTTAACCGCTGTCTCAACGGGAATGACACGAGGAGAGCTGTTGGCTTTGACTTGGCAGGATGTTTTATGGGCAGATAAAAAGATAAGGGTTAAGAAAAGCCTTTATAAAGGGGAAATCATAAGGCACAGGGCAAAGAATTCTGCTAGGAATATTGATATTTCTGAGGATCTAATAATTGTACTCAAGGCTTGGCAAAACGATTGTGTAAAAGGAAAAGGTAATTTTGTATTCCCGAATTCTGAAGGTGAATCAATGGATCCTGATAATATGATAAAGCGTAGATTCGTTCCAACAGTCAAAAAATCGGCAATCCCTCCAATTAGATTCATAGATTTAAGGGATATCTACGCATCGCTTTTAATCAAACAAAACCTGCCACTAATTTATATCCAAGAACAACTCGGACATAGTTCACCGCAGGTAACGGCAGAACGATATAAGTTTCTGTTGGAGAAGAACAAAGTTAAGAACTTGAATGTTTTAGAAGGGGTTTTGTAAAATTAATGAACTAATCTTTCAATTAAATATTCTTCTTTTTCATTGATTGGGCTAGATTTTTCTATAATTTCTTTAAGCCTACTTATTTCAATCCCTGTTAAAACATTTAAATTGTGATAAGAATCGCATAGACAACGTTTTTTATAATCTCTTAAATCTTCAATTAGTTTCATATATTCCACCTTCCCTATTCAGTACATGGTTATTATACAGTAATGATATGTCAAAAATGGACGCTTTACCAATTTAAGCTATAAATCAGAAGTATCTATTATTAATCCATAATTTTTGATATCTCGATTAGTTTCATTAAAATATCCAAAAGGACAGCAAACAACACGAGTGCCGTATTTTTCAAAATCAACATCGTGATGCACATGTCCGTGGCACCATAAAACAAGATTATCATTTTCTTGCATAATCCAATCTAAGTTGCTCGCAAACGCAGCATTAAGCATATCTCCTTTGTATTCACCGCTTATACAATCTACACTTGGAGCGTGATGCGTAACCACAATAATCTTTTTATCAGGATATTTTTTACAAGTTTTATTGATAAAATTAACACTTCTCTTGTGCCATTTCATTGTATCGTATGGAGTTAAGGTTCTAATATTTTCCTTACCTTGAACTTTTATCCGATAAAAATCATTCATTGCTTTTCTTGCATGATTCAAACAATAAATTGGTTTTCCATATAGATTAAAATCTGTATAAAGAGTGCAGCCAATAATGACAATGTCATCAATGATATAAACATTATTTTCTAAAAATTTAACTCCTCTGTTTCTAAAGGATCTTTTTAAAAATTTGTTTGATTCCTCCTTCGTATCGGCTGAATCGAATGTTACTCTGCTGTATCCGAGGTGATTTCCCTCAACAAAAACTCCTCGTTTTATATTCGAACGGATCCAAGTTGCGGTTGTAACTCTATCCCCTGAAATATCCCCACAAGCAATAACAAAATCATCTCCAAAATCAAATTGGTAATTTTTCTCTTGATTAATGTCTGCGTGGATATCTGATATAATTCTAAGTCTCATTTTAACCTCCTGCTATGTCGCAGTACAAGTTATAGCTTAAAGTTAAAACGAAAGCCAGCAATATGTTCTGTTGTTAATTCCTTAAGGCAAAAACAATTTTATTAAATTGCTCTATTAAATCTTCGCTTTCAGTTTTTAAATTTTTCCTTAAATCAATGCAAGTTGAATAAATAAATTTGTTGTCATTTTCACTATTTAATTTATGCTTCCACATAAATTGTTTTCCTACAATTTGGGGATAAACTAAAACAGCTTGATTTGTATTGTGCAAAGACTCGTAAGTGATCATTTGATAGACATCCGCAGAAGCAAAATAATTTTTTTCACCATCATGCATTTTATATTTAGCATCAAATATAATTTCAGGCCCGTTGACTAAGCTAACTAATATATCCAACTCGGTTCCGCCGATTTTTGAAGCACCTTCTAAAGATTCTCCAAATAAATTAATAGACTCTTTGAAAAGCATCTTGCCTTTCTTCTCTTGTGCTGTCTCAATGCCAAGTCTTTCTTTATTCGTTTTTATAAATCTAAAGATAAACTCTTCAAACAATTTATTCATGTCCCAAACAATAGCAAGTGACCTGAATGTTCGACCACTCATTTCGAATGAAGAATTACCTAAAAACATTAATGCAAGTTCAAAGGGGTATTCAAAAGTTTTTTGAGTTCTTGATAAAACAATTTTCTTTGCTTTTTGAAAATCAATTTGCTTAAAGCTAACATCAATTAGTATATTTTCGATAAACTTAAGTTTTTTCTGATTCTCATTTGTTGTAGTAATCTTCTTCAGCATAATTGTAACGAACAAAAACACCTGATTTAATTCAATATCTTCACAAAATTCATCATAAACACAATGAAACTTAGCTTTATTGCAAATGTTTTGTTTTATATTGCCATTAAAGTTTAATTTACCCTTTATAAAATTGAGATTATCCTCTTCTCTTTTGTAATTTTTGGGCACAGACTTTAAGTAGCCATCTAACAATGATGTCGTATAACTAGATATAAGCACCTCGAGAAAAGGGTTATTGGACTTTGACAAGCACGATATAGTGCTCTCTTGAACTTGTAGTCGCTTGGTGAATTTAAGCATATGGAAAAGATTTTTTAAAACAATTTCTTTATCATCTCCATCATGAGCTAAAAACTTTGGTAAAATTTCAAATTGATAATTTTTGTATTTGACTACACCAACATGATTTTTAGCCTTAAGATGATTTTTTTGAAAATCAAAAACATTGGATAATTTATTTTTCAACAAAAATCTTTCTAATTCTGAGAAGTCATCTGAATTAAAACAATCTGAAATATTAGCATAGTCTAATTTCTCATGTTCATAGATAGTTTTAACTTGGCATTTACTCATCATTCCCCTTTAAAGATTGAATGGCATTTATAAAACTATTATTATCTGAAAACTCGTCGAAAGTCTTAAATCTATAAACTTCATTTTCAATAAAGTCACATTCTTTCAGCGATTTTGGGATTGCGATTTTTTCAATGAAAGGACTTATCAGCAATTTTAATTTATCCCATTCATTAAAGAAATATTCATTAAAAAGAGGAATTATGTTGCCAAACCAAGTATCTTTCAGTGATGCAATATTATCTTCACCCATAAAATAGCTGTGCCCTACTTGGTGGTCGCGGTCAAGTAGGTAGCATATTTTTGTATTTAAGTCTTTAAAAATATCTTTGAAGTCAATACCATAATCATTTACTTTATCTACCCTTGGGAGCATCTCAATGAATTTGAACCGTCTTCTAATTGCAATATCAACTGATGCAATTGAACGGTCCGAAGTGTTCATCGTGCCGGTTATGAATAAATTTCTAGGAACACCAAATTTTTTCTGAGAATAAGGAAGTTTTACCACCAATTCATTATTCTTGGTGATTGTATTTTCAAAATCATCTTCACCGTTTGCATCAACTCTCTTATCATCTTCAATTAAAGTAATCAATTCACCTAATATCTTGGAGATATTGCCTCTATTAATTTCGTCAATAATTAAAACATATTTATTTTGAGGATTAGAATTTGCCCTTAAGCACATTGCTTTGAATATACCGTTTTTAAGCTCATAAGAAATGTGTTCTGATTCATCGCTTAAATTTGGTCTTATCCCCTCAACAAATTCCTCATATGAATAACTTTGATGGAATGTTATAAACTCATAAAAATCGCCTAAAGAATATTCTTTACGACTTTCTAATTTTTTAAAAATTTCTGAAAATGTTTCTTTAACATACTGTTTCCCAAACTCAGTAAGATACCAACAGGAGTCCTCTGTTTTATCGAACAAGAAAGGTTCAAACCTATTAGTATAATTTACAGTTTTACTTTCGTGCGGAGTATGCATTTGTAAATGCGCCCAGATTGCAGTTTCTAAATCTTTGCAATTTTTGAGTTTAAAATATTCAATTATTTCAGGCAATATTTTTATTTCACCAACTTTATATTTGTCTTTTCCGCCTCTGTATAACGCTAGTGAAAGTGCTCCATACCAAGTTAAATTTTCAACAGCTTCTTTGATTTTTAAATTATCATTGGATGAATTATTTTTGTTGAGCTTCTCTACTTGCTCATTTAATAATTTTTCTATATTTTTTTTAGTGCGGTATGTTTTTCCTGTTCCAGGAGGTCCGTATAAAATTTGATTGAGTGGAGCATTATTTTGATTTTCCATTTTTAAACCTTCTTTCTCGCTAAAATTTGAGATTTCACCCTCAAATATTTTTTTATAATCAAAGATAATATTTGAAAGCACGTCAACTATTGCATCAGCACTATTATTAAAATCATCTAAATTATTGATATTAAAAACTTGTTTAACTAAACACTTTGAATAAGTTGTTTTTGATGGATCTAATCCTTGAAAATCCTCTTTTTTCCACATTTTTCGAGGGGAGTGCATTGATGAAACACCGTAGCAAACTTCAAAATTCACTCCCGAATTGTTTTTATCGACTAGTATCAATGGATAGATTCCGTTTCTTACATCTTGTTGATAACCTATCAACGCAAAATAAGGAGTGCCGCCAAAGCCAACCACTGTTTTCATTGTGTCGAAATCATGAAAACCGAAATCATTGTTTGATTGTTTATCAAATATTAATTGTGCAAATTTTGTAATTAATTCTTTTAGCCTGTTTTTATCTATATTAAACCCTCTTTCAGCTTCTGAAAGGTACTCTATAATTTCTTTAGCAATATCTAATTGCACTTCATTTTGCACGCAAAAGCCACCATCTAATGTCCATTTATAGTTGCGATTAACTCTTTTTATTTTAGCCTTTTTTATTAAATTTTCCGGCAAAATATCATACTTAATGTTGACATCAAATTCATTCTTGTTTTTCTTTATTCTGTGCACTTCGGCAATATTATTTTTCAGCTTTAAAGCTGTGTAATCTTGAGGATCTTCCTTGATGGTTATTCCAATATTTTCAGCAAAAGTTATTAATTCATTTCGTAAAATCTCAATTATTTTTGCGCCTTCTTCGTTATATGGAGTTACGATTTTAAACAAAGTAGGCATTGGAATTAATTTTTGCAAAACATCGGATAAAGTCCAAGTATCAGGATGCAATTCTTCACCAGTCCCAATTTTTATTTTATTATTTATAATAATATTATTAACAACTTCAAAAACGTATTTTAATGGGTATTTATTACTATTGTATATTATAAAAGCAGAACTAGCCGTTCTCCTTGGAGGTATTCCATTTTTATCAAGATATTTTATAGCATCAACGATATTTTGCTCAGTCATGCCCAATGCTATTTTCAGCAATTCTTCAGATTCAATATTTCCAAACACCATACTCACTCCTCGAAACTTTTATCCAAAATATAATATCACAAGTAAAATTAGGATAATACATGAAATTATAGCTTTTTTACTTGATTGCAGTTCACTGTTATGCCACTCGAACCCATAAAATATGTCGTATGTGCTTATTATCCAATAATTTTAAACACATTTACAATACATCCAATCTGCACAATTGTTTGTAACTACAATACTTGCACTTGTCATCATCATATTCGATTGCATCGAAATTTAGATTATGGATGTTTTCATAAGTGTTAATAATTTTCTCTTTTATATACTCATTATCCTCATTAAGCAAAGTCGTGAAGAAACTTTTCTCGTGTTCTTCTACAAAAAGCAAGCCGACTTGAGAAACTTTCGCTCCGACATTTTGAATTTCAAACGCCAGTTTATAAAATCTCAATTGATTTAAGTAATGCTCATACTCTTTGCCATCTGAAATTTTAGACTTTGATTTGGCAGACTGCGTTTTGTAGTCATACAAAGAATATGTGCAGTCATTATTCGTCTCAATTCTATCGATAAAACCTTTTATGAAATATTTATCAACTGGCACAAAGTCCAACTTATATTCAGTTGCAAAAACACTATCAGACGAGGTTTGGACAAAATGAGGATAATAATGCCCTAAGCTACTTGCCCCACGTTTGGAGTATTCATCACGCTTCGTTTGTGAAGCAAATTTTTGATTTGCCAGCTTCTTGTTGAAAACTTGCAAGAATTCGCTTAATGCAGGATAAGTCCCTTTTTCCTTTGCCTCGTTCATTGCATATTCTAAACTCTTGTGTACGGCACTTCCATAGCTTGCTCTTTCCATATCGCCCTCGGAAACAGGAATATGTAAAATATATGAATACAAAAAGTCTCTTGGGCAATTCAAATATGAATTAAGTGTACTTGGGCTTAAAACTAAATCTTTAATTCTTGCTCTAACCTCATCTACAAAAGCTTCTTTGTGGTTGAACTGAGCAATAGTAAATGATTTTGCGACTTCATCTGCATAATCTTCATTTGATAATTCGTGATTAAACCTTTCAAATAAATCTTCGCGTTCAGTTATTGAGGACAAATAACTTGTTAATTCCTGTGATTTACCTTCAATAATGTTAGAGAAGGTAAAAACTAAAGAGTGTTTTGCTCTTGTAACTCCGACAAAAAGAAGTTTTAATTGTTCCGCTTTTTTCATATCTTCTTCGCTACCGGGGAACACCGATTTTTCAATCGGCAGGTCAACAGAGTTTTTGTTATTTTTCTTTTCCCAATTCTTTGTAATGAGGTTAGGAATATAAACGTACTCAAACTCTCTACCTTTAGAACCGTGCATAGTTAAAAGCTGTACCGCATTTTGCACATAATCATCACTGTCAATTGTCATCATAACTTTGTCAGCATAAGCCATATCAAGATGTTCAATAAAATCTTTAACGGTGGATGTAGTGTGTAAATTCGCAAAAGATGCAGCTTCATCAACAAGTTTTTTTATAGCAAAAATATTTTCAATTTTATTAATTTTTGACTTCAAAAAGCATTCTAAAATCCCTGTTTGATTGATAATTTCAACAATCAGGTTTTTCAAAGTCTCAACTGATTTAACTTCCTGAAGTACATCGTAAGTTTCAATAAAGCCTTTAATCTTGTCTTTATCTGCCCAATCTCTGTCTATATTGTCTCTAATCGTTGAAATAAAATCTTTGTGGGTTAGTTGATTTTGTGTCAGCAAGAAATTGTAATCCGCACGTGCAAAATCAAACGGATGAGAAAGCAAAAGCCCAAACAGCTTATCTGCGTGGAACTCATTATTTTCAAGTGCTTTTAAGTAAAAATAAGTAATTATTGATGGCTTAAGCTCAAAAATACTTTTGTTCAATTTGACCTGATACGGAATATTTTTTGCTTTCAAAAGTTCTACAAAAACTTTCAGTTCATCATTTTTTCTTGCAAAAACGGCAATTTGGGACAAATCAACTTCACCTGTAGCAGTTGATTTGATAAGCCTTTCAATATCTTCAACAATAAAATTATTTTCTTGCTTTATATCCTCAAATCCATGGATTTGCACCTTTTTATCATTGCAAATTATTTTCTCATTTTTCGCTGTAAGTTTTTTGGAAATGTTGTACTGATTAAATTCAGGGTTTAGCTCTAATCTTGTTTTATCCTCAGAAATTATCTCATAACTTAAATCAAGAATTGTCTGAGTTGAACGGTTGTTTTCGTTTAGGCAAATAACTTTTGTGTCAGGATAACGCAGCAAGAACTTTTCGAGGTTATCTGTTTGAGCCCCTTGGAATCCATAAATAATCTGGTCATCATCTCCAACAACAAAAATATTTTGATTGTTAGAACCTTCAGCCAACTTAAATACGATATTATTTTGTGACAAATTTGTATCTTGATATTCATCCACCAAAAAATATTTATAGTGTTGGGAAACTTTTTTTAAGAAATCTTCATTATTGTCAAAAGTTTCAAGCACAAGATTAATCATATCATTGAAGTCGATAAAATTATTTTTCTTCAATTTTAAATTATACAATTCATATAGAGCCCAAGCCTCTTTTGCCTTACCCATTTTTCGTTCGTGAGTTTCAATATTGCCAGTGACTGTTTTTAATCTATTTCTAACGCCCTTTTTCTCTTTTTCAACTTGCTCTATTTTATCCGCATAATATTCATCAAGCTTGCCTTGCCAAAGGGGGCTTGTATTTAAAGTATTAAAGTAATCTTCCTTTTTGACCTGACTTTTCTTGATTTCACTAACCGCACCAATAAGGTCTGTGATGTAATAATAAGCATCGCCCCATTTTGTGCGGTAGAATTCAGGATTAAATTCATCCAAACATTCTTTCATCAAGTTTCTTTTTGTAATGTCATCAATCAAGTTAACGCCATCTAAAAGTTCAAATTCACTAGGATATTGGCGGATTATCTCATTACAAAATGCGTGATAAGTGTGAATTACAACAGATGATGCAATCGTTCCGATTTCTTTTACTAAGCGAGCTTTCATTTCATTCGCCGCAGGTTCGGTAAAAGTTAGGCAAAGGATAACTTCCGGCGGAATACCTTGCTCAAGCATGTATTTAATTCTTTGTATAACCGTAAATGTCTTGCCTGTACCAGGACCAGCAAGCACCATCACGGGGCCATCAAGTGTTTTTATACACTCCATTTGTTTTTCGTTAGGTGTGATTTTTTTAATTAAATTTTGCATTAATTTCCTTTTCTAAAAATGAAGCTCCATATATCACGACAGAATTCTTTTCTTAATAAACTATCTAAATCCTTCCGCGTTTTAGCTCTTTGAGTTATTCCATAATTTTTTAATAAATCTTCTTTAATATTTTTTATTTTCTCTTCTTGGGTCTGTAAATTTTTCTTCAACGAAGTTAAGTCCTTATATGTTCTATTTATAAGTTTATCTAAAGAGTTAAGAGTGTTTATATGCTTATTCATTATGTCTTGGGACAAAACATCAACTGATTGAGGTAATAAATATTTATTTTCAGCAAGAAGTATTATATTATCGTTATTCAATTCTTCTACTTTATTAATTTGTTGTTGTAATTCATCCCCTGTTGCATCTTCATCATTTATAAACGTTATGAAAGGCGAATATAATCTTGTAATTCCATCATCTACCTTTAAAAGTTCTTTTAATATTCCTGATGATAATTGTCTTAATCGCTCATTGTTATTAATCTTAAGTGTTAACCAAATTGAAAGTAATGCAGAAGCAAAAAGAGTTACAAAAGGTAAGATTAAATCTTTAAACCAGTCATATTTATCACGTTTAATTTCAAATGGTTTCTTAAGTCTTTCAATGCAATTTTCTTGCTGAATTGATAATTTATTTAATAGACTATTTGTTGATTGTTGTTTTTTAATTATTTCAGAATTGTCATTAGTAATATTCTTTTTTAGAAGTATTACTTCCTCTTTTAGCATCTTGCTTGAGTCCATTGTTTCAGGCTTAGTATTTCCAATCGCTGAATTAGTTAAAACCAAACATAAAGCCGCAAGAAGAATATAGAATTTTAAAACCCCCTTGTTATTAATCATACCTTACTCCACTTTTATCCTAAATTTTAAACCCCAGTTTTACTCATTATATTCAAAACATATTTAATATAACGTTTATGTTAAAAAGCATTGCTATTTTTTGTAGTAACCTTGATAAGAACCTGCCTTATCGTAATGTTTTACGGTGTTCCCACTTTGTCTATAATAGCCTTGGTAACTTCCAGTTTTTCCATATTCTTTTGTTTGGCTACCGCTTTGTCTGTAATACCCTTGGTAGCTTCCGTGTTTGTCATACTGTTTAACTTTCTCGCCATCAGAAAGCCCAAATGCACTACTCTGGCTTTGCATAGCGAAACAAGGTGATGCAATAATAGCTAATAATCCCATTGATACAAGAAGTTTTTTCATAATTAATCCTTTCTTACTCGAACATATGCAAGTGCTTTTCTGCGGTTGTGATTGTTGATTAATTGACTAAACCTGTCAAAAAATGTTTTAATTTTCTCCATGACTTTACTCCAATTTTCCCTAACTATTTTATTATATACAAGACCCATGTCAAAAGCGGACATGGGTGTGCAACGACCGTTTTTGACATGCATGCATAGTAAAATAAGAATATGTATATAAAAACTGATGACGATTTTATTTTCTTCGGCTACCACAAAAGCGGAATTAATGGCTTAGGCTATGAATTTTGTAAAATTGTCGTGTCTAAATATACCATAGCCGTATATAACAATAGTGGGGAGTTAATCATATTTTTTGACCGTGATGATGTTGATTATGTTGGTTTTGAACAAGAATATCTAAAACCAAAATTTATTGTTTGGCCTGTTATTTTAGGTGCCATATTTGCAAATTATATTGGTATTATTATTGGTGCGATATTGGCATCCTTACACACAGAAAAATGTAAAGAATCTATCATAAAGACTTTATACGGCGATATAACTTTCGCACCAATAAGTTCTTAATAATTTAGTATTTAAAAAGCGAAAACGACTTTATAAATTCAATTATTTTAAATTAGAAATGGCTTCATCAAGCAAAGTCTTATAGATATTTTTAAGACTATTTGGTTTGATTATTTCAACATGCCTGCCCCATCGGAATAAATGCCAACAGATAGACATACTTCCGCCTGCTGTAAAATCAACAATTACAGTACCATCTGCCTCTTGTTTGATTTTTTGAGTTGGATGAAAGTGGTAATTTAAAACATCCTCTGCCACTTCTTTGTCGAATTTTAACTTAATTTTATACGGTTTTTCCTGATAAATCCCGAATGAATTTTGAGCATAATCAGCAAGCGAAAATTTTTCGTCCTTCTCAAAATATTCGTTTAGTATTTTAATACTTTGAATACTTGAAAGCGTGAATAACCTTATGTCTTTTCTAGGTTCGCTATAGGCTACAAGATAATGTTTTTCTCCGTATAAAACACCATAAGGATGGACAGTGCAAGTGTACTTGTCTTTATCTTTTGGTTGATATTCTATTTCTATTTTTTTAAATGATTTTATTGCCTCACGAATGATTTCAAGAACCTCTTTATTGATTTTGAATCTTGGGTATTGGCGAATTGCAAAACCTTCAGCTTCAAGTAAAGCTTCAACATCTGTTTCTATTGTTGCTGTGTCTTTTTTATTAACGACCTTGAGCTTTCTGATAATTTCATCCAAGCAAGCTGATTTTTCGCAGAATCCTTCTGAATCGAACTTGTTTTTCGCGGTTTCTAGTTCTAAGATTTCTTCAGGGGTAAAAGCAACAAGCCCATTGTAGCTCGTTTTGAATTTCCATCGGCGAATCTTGTCTGAAGAGTCAAAAACTTCTATTTGAGGAAAAATACGGACCACCGCATCACGCATTCTTTCAGCAGTCCGGCGAGAAACTTCAAACTCTTCTTGGATATCGTAAAGCGAAACTCCTCTAGATTGGGTCTGCATCATCATTACTAATTTAACTATATCTTCAACTCGTTCATATCGCATAATCGTACTCCAATCAAATAGTTATTATTATAATACATTATAACGTCAAAATCGGACATGATTAAGATATGTGTAAAAACTAGCTAATATAGCTTAATATTTTATATAAACAGCGTTTTTTGATGTAAGATAAACTTAGGGAAAAGTCTGGGAGTATAATGAAAAGCGCTTATCATGCAAAATATTTTTCATATGAATTGACAAAGAGATGTTCCGCGGATACCATCGAAAAATTTGTACGGACTCTTTCAGAGGCTCAGGTGCAATTAAATCCTCACCAAATTGATGCATCACTATTTGCATTTAAATCTCCATTTTCAAAAGGGGCTATTCTTGCTGATGAAGTCGGTCTGGGTAAAACAATTGAGGCTGGAATTGTTATTTCTCAATATTGGGCTGAGCGCAAGAAAAAGATTTTAATTATAATGCCTTCTTCTTTAAGAAAACAATGGTCTCAGGAATTAAGCGATAAATTTTTCTTGCATTCAGTTATTTTAGAGGCAAAATCTTTTAATGATGAAATTAAAAACGGAAATTTAAATCCATTTGAGCAAGATGGGATTGTTATTTGTTCTTATCATTTTGCTAGAAATAAAGCGCCATATATAAAAGCAATAGGTTGGGATTTAGTCGTAATTGACGAGGCTCATAGGCTTAGGAATGTTTATAAAAAATCAAATAAAATTGCAAATGCAATAAAAGAATCATTGTTGGAGCGAAACAAGATTTTACTAACCGCGACTCCTCTACAAAATTCGTTATTAGAGCTTTATGGTCTTGTTAGTATAATTGATGATTATACGTTTGGCGACTTGCCTAGTTTCAAGGCACAATATTGCAGAAATGGGTGTGCTGTTGACTTTACTGAATTAAAGGAACGATTAACTCCGGTATGCCAAAGAACTTTGCGTAGACAAGTGCTTGAATATATTAAATATACTAACAGAATTGCTGTAACGGAAGAATTCGTTCCAAGCGAACAAGAACACCAGCTTTATCAAGGCATTAGTGAATATTTACTAAGAGATAGATTATATGCACTGCCACAAAGTCAAAGAAAATTAATGACCCTAATTTTAAGAAAATTATTAGCATCATCGACTTATGCAATTTCAGGAACATTAGGTGGTTTGGCTAAAAAACTTCAGTCAATAATTGATAATAATAAATTCGCTGATGTTGAATCTGAAGAAGAACTTCAAGAAAACCTTGAAACTTTTGAAGAAATCAAAGAAGAGTGGATTGACGACGAGGAAGATGAACTTGAAAAAGAGGAGGAAAAAACTTATTATAGCCCTGAGGAAATCCAAGAAATAAAAGATGAGCAAGAGATTCTAGAATATTTTTATAAATTGGCTAATTCAATTGAAAAAAATGCAAAGGGAGAAAAGTTATTAACCGCACTTGAAAAAGGCTTTGAAGAAAATGCAAAAAATGGCGGGAGTAAAAAAGCTTTAATTTTTACCGAATCAACAAGAACCCAATTATATTTAAAAGATATTCTCGAAAAAACGAAATATAGTGGCAAAGTGGTTTTGTTCAATGGCTCAAACACCGATCCTAAATCAAAAGAAATTTATAAAAATTGGTTAGTGAAACATAAGGGTACTGACAAAATTTCTGGTTCAAAAACAGCAGACATAAGAGCTGCATTAGTTGAGTATTTTAGAGATGAAGCGGAAATTATGATTGCAACGGAAGCGGCAGCCGAAGGAATAAACCTTCAATTTTGCTCCCTTTTAGTTAACTATGATTTACCTTGGAATCCTCAACGAATCGAACAAAGAATTGGCAGATGCCATCGTTACGGACAAAAACATGATGTTGTAGTTGTAAATTTCTTAAATAGAAAAAACGCGGCAGACGTCAGAGTTTTTGAATTATTAAGTCAAAAATTTAAACTGTTCAGTGGCGTGTTTGGTGCAAGTGATGAAATACTGGGAACAATTGGTTCTGGGCTTGATTTTGAAAAAAGGATTGCAGATATTCTTTTAAATTGCCGGAGCGAACAAGAAATTAATACTCATTTTGACGAACTCCAAAAAGAGATGGAAGTTGAAATCGATGAAAAAATGCTTGATACGAGAAAAAAGCTTCTCGAAAATTTTGATGTTGAAGTTGCTGAAAAGTTAAAAATTAGCAAGGATCAAACCACAAAATATCTAGATAGATTTGAACAATACCTTTGGAGCTTAACAAAATATTACCTTCGGGATCACGCCAATTTTGACGACCATAAAATGTTCTTTGAACTGCATACTAACCCATTTAAAGACCTAATCATAAACCGTGGACCATACAAATTGGGTAAAAATTTAGAAGATGTAAATACATATAGAGCAGGACATACACTCGCTCAAAGAATAATAGAAGAGTGTAAATGCCAAAAACTTGAAACTAAAGAGCTTGTTTTTGATTATACAAACAATACAGAAAAAAGGATTTCAATTATTGAAGACCTTGTTGGCCAGTCAGGTTGGATGATTTTGAAAAACTTTACGGTAAGTGCATTCGAGCAAGAAGATAATCTTTTATTCGCTGGATATCAAGACGACGGCGAACCATTGGATTATGAACAGTGTGAAAAATTATTTTTACTTGATGCAACGATACAAGATGTAAATGAAAATAATCCAAATATGGAAATTTTAAATACTTATTTGGAAGGACGCAAAGCTGGATTAATCGACTTTATAGCACTGCGCAATGCGAAATTTTTTGATGAAGAATTGAGCAAACTTGATAAATGGGCCGAGGATAGAAAAAATAGTCTAGAAATTGAACTAAAACAACTTGATAAAGACATTAAGATGAAAAAAACTGAGTCTAAAAAAATATTAAAGTTGGAAGAAAAGCTTAATGCCCAAAAAGAAATTAAAGAAATGGAAGCCAAACGTAATAAAATGCGTAGGGAATTGTTTGATTCACAAGATTTGGTTGATAAACAAAAAGAGGAATTAATTGAAAAAATAGAGGCAAATTTAAAGCAAAAAACGGAAGAAGAAACTCTATTTTTAATACGTTGGAGGTTGACATAATGTTAAAAACAATTTTATTTGAATTGTCTCCTGAATTAAAACAAGTCTGTTCAACAATAGGCGAATTTGGCAAGCAATTAAAAACAGTAGTCAAGCAAATAGCAGATACTCCTGAATTCAAATTATTTATGGAAGGTTTGCAGTTATATATAGTAAAAAGCAAACTTAGAGCTGATTATTGGGCCATTGACGATATTGTGCTCATTGCTTCAATAAAAGAAAAAGAAGCTGAAAAAGCTGAAGATATAATTATTAAATATTACACCAATGATAATTGTTTTGAAATAAAAAACCTTGTTTCTAAATGGGAAACTTATCAATGTATTGAAGATAGAATGCCTATTTTTAAATCCTGCTTAAATCTTATGAATGGAGATAACCTTGAAGACACAGCAAATGCTACCATTCCGACACTAATGTCACAGCTTACTGGTTTAAAGGAATGTCTATTGGAGACTATACCTATTGAGGAAAAAAACGGCATTATAGATGATTTGAAAAATAATAAAAAACCAGGTGAAACTCCAGGTCACAATGATTTATGTGCTGAATATCTATGGCGAAATGAAATGGGAGAAAGTGCTTTAGATTGTTATTCCGTGATATTTGAGAAGGCATTAATTAACAAAGGAAACTTTGATAAATTATCACCTGAAGAAATAAGTAAATATGATAAATTCAGAAATAAAATTTTACATGGAGATAAGAGATTTTTAAATTATGGAACTGTTGAAAATCTTATTCGTTCTTGGCTTGAATTGAATTTATTGATAAAAATTTATAATGAATTAAATAAAAAAGAGGACTATATAAAATGAGTAATAAAAAGCAAAAATTAGAATTAACCTGGATAGGTAAGGATGAACAGGTTGTTTTAGAGCCGAGGATTTTGATTGAAGATCCTGAAAAATCTTATGGAGATAAAGATACCGAAAACATGCTAATCCATGGTGATAATTTGCTTGCATTAAAAGCACTTGAGCAGGATTATGCGGGAAAAATTAAATGTATCTATATCGATCCTCCCTATAACACTGGATATGCCTTTGAGCAATATGATGATAATTTAGAGCATTCGATTTGGTTATCTTTAATGTATCCACGCTTGGAATTACTACGGAATTTGTTGAATGAGCAAGGGATCATATATATCCAAATAGATGATCGAGAACAAGCTTATCTAAAAGTAATTTGTGATCAAATTTTTGGTCGTAATAATTTTATTTGTACTTTTATTTGGGAAGCAAGAAGCGGACAAGGTAACACCGTTGGGCAAATTGCTGAAGGACACGAATATATTCTATGTTATGCAAAAAATCAACAAGCCGTTTCTTTTAAAAAGATTGAAAATATTGCCCAAAAAGGAAATTACACTGATTCAAAAAGTTCTTACAAGCGAGAACAATTAAGACAGTGGGGACAGGGCGATAAACGAGAAGATAGGCCTACTATGTATTATCCTGTAGTTGCTCCCGATGGTTCGGCTATATTCCCATTTAGGCCTGATGGAACAGACGGCAGATGGAGAGTAAGCCAAGGAAAGATGAATGAGTTATTGAAAAATAGTGACGTCGATTTTGTAATGGACGAACAAGGCAAATGGAATTGTTATAAAAAGATAAGAGACGGAAGAAAAACTTATTCAGCTTATGGGACATTATTATCAAAACTAGGTACCGCTGCAACTGGAACAGTCGAATTAAAAGAGATATTTGAAGGTAACAAAGTGTTTGATACTCCTAAACCTGAAAGCTTAATTCATCACTTATTGCATTTGGCTAGTGACGAAAATGATATAATTTTAGATAGTTTTTTAGGTTCTGGGACAACTTGTGCAGTTGCACATAAAATGAAAAGAAAATGGATCGGCATTGAGTTGGGCGAGCATGCTTATACTGCTTCAGTGCCTCGATTGCAAAAAGTTATAGATGGAGAACAAGGCGGAGTATCAAAAACCTTAAATTGGAAAGGGTGCGGCGGATTCAAATTCTATGAATTAGCACCATCACTTTTAAAAAAAGATGAGTTTGACAACTGGATAATTGAACCTAAATATAACGCAGATATGCTTGCTGCTGCAATGGCAAAACAAGAAGGTTACAAATACCAACCTGATAGCGAAAATGTATTCAAGCAAGGTTTTTCAACTGAAAATGATTACATCTTCACAACAACACAGTTCCTAACTTCGGAATTATTAGAGAAAATTGCAAGTGTATTGAAGGGGGACGAAAGTCTTTTAATCTGTACAACTCACCACGATGATGCATGTGCAAATAAATATCAAAATATTACAGTAAAAAAAATACCTCAAATACTTCTTAACCGCTGCGAATTCGGGACAGACGATTACAGCTTAAACATAATAAATTCACCATTGGATGATTATGATGAAAATTTCGAGGAAGAAATTCAAGACGATGCGGAGGAAGAAATAACTTCAGACTCTTCTCAATTAAATTTATTAGGAGGTAAATAGATTGGGGAAACATATTATTTCTTTGGCTGAACATTTCGGTGTTCCAGTGATTGAGTTTGAAAATAGGAAACTATTAAACTCAACTATTAATGTTGATACTAATTTGTTTATAGATCCAACCTTATTCAAAAAATCAGAATATGAAATTTTTCGCAATGATGCTAGAAAAAAATATGAAACTTTTTTCGATGATCTAAAAAAGAAAGCTAAATTAATTCTTAAACTAGCACCTGAAAAGCAAGAAAAAGCGATAGCAAGCACAATTAGTTGGATTTGCGCAAAGGAAACTGTTGGAGTTTGCCTTGGTTATTCATTAAATAGCAATAGAGGGAGTGGTATAGGTCCCGATGCTGCAGAAAAAGTATTACGCTCAGCGCTTGGTATATTTGAGCAAGAAATAGATGATCCTATGATTTTTTCATTGCTACATCTTTTAGAAGATGGAATTGGCCCTGATTATATAAGTGATTTGGCTTCAAAAATAATATTAAAAGAATTGTGCATTTTTACTGTGCAAATGTCTGAAGAATTGGGTATTCCACACACTACAGAAGTTGATGTCGAATATGACAAATTCTTTTTGCCCACACACCCAATACTTGGGGGGCCTATTTTCATTTTACCTAGAGATATATTAAGTGATTTACCAATAGAAAACAATTTTAAAAAAGTACTAGGTTCATATTCAAGAACGGCAGATGAAATTAAAACGTCTATTAATGAAGATATAGCTGGTATATATGCAAGTTGCTCAACAACGAGAACTTCTGAAGTTAAAGAAGCATTAAGGGACTATATTTACAATAAGCCGGCTGCGATACAAGAATTGATAACTCATTTTGAAAGCATTGGATCGGAACATTATGATTTTGAGAATGATAAACTAGGAATTAATTTTGCAGCAATATTCGAGGATGTTTTGGATATTAGCTCTTATAAATTAGATAGAAATAGTCAAAAATTAAAAATTATTGATAGTTTAATAAATGATTTCAAATCTCTATTAGACAATAATAATGATATTAAAAGAACCCTATTATGGACAGCCGGTAAGCGAAAACCTGAGTCAGCTTGGCAAAGTGTCTTGCATTTGTTTGTAGATAGAATATTGGCAAAAAACGATATTGAATTAACTCCGGAATCAGAAACAGGAAGTGGACCAGTAGATTTTAAATTTTCAGCTGGTTCCACATTTAGAGTATTAATTGAGATGAAACTATCTTCAAATCCAAATTATGTACACGGGCTAGAAAAGCAAATGGAAAAATATAAAGCCTGTACAGAAAATATTAAAAAAGCTTACTATCTTTATATTGATTTGGAGGAAGATCCTCAAAAATCCCAGCAAAAAATACAAGATCTTTATATCGTGAAGGATAAATTAAATTTAAATACTGAAATTATCATTATTGATGGGAGAATTAATCCATCAGCAAGTAAAATATAGAGGATTTATGATGAATAATACAGCTAATAACCTAAGAAACAGGCTAAGTCTAAGAAAACCACAAGCAGAAAGTTTAGAAATCCTTTCTGAAATTGCTGATATTTTAGACATGAAGAAAAATACGAACTTGGAAGAAGCTAAAGCAAAAATTAAGCAACTTGGCGAAAAACATAATGAAGTTAAAAAGTTTGCAGAATTTGAAAGAGATTTTCCAAATATCTGTTTTGCACTAGCAACAGGGGTAGGTAAGACACGCTTGATGGGTGCCTTTATTGCTTATTTACATATTGCTAAAGGCATAAATAATTTTTTCGTCTTGGCGCCGAATCTAACTATCTATAATAAATTACAAGAAGACTTTGGAAATCCGGCACATCCAAAATATGTATTCAAAGGAATTGCTGAATTTGCAATAAGTCAACCACAAGTTATTACTGGAGATAATTACAATAAAATACAAAACATAGGTGCTCAACAAGCTGTTTTTAATCGCGTAAGAATTAATGTATTTAATATATCCAAAATCAATGCGGAGGCGCGTGGAGGCAAAGAGCCTTTAATGAAAAGGTTATCCGAATATTTAGGCGAGTCTTATTTTGAATATTTAGTGAACCTTCCCGATTTAGTTTTACTTATGGATGAATCTCACCATTATCGTGCGGATGCAGGCTTGAGAGTTCTAAACGAATTAAATCCTATTTTGGGGCTTGAAGTTACAGCTACGCCTCAAATTGAAAACAGCAATAAAACAATAAAATTTAAAAATGTTGTATATGAATATTCATTAGCAAAAGCAATGAAAGATGGTTTTGTAAAGGAGCCAGCAGTTGCGACAAGGAAAAATTTCGACCCTGATAAATACAAAACGACTCCTGAAGAATTAGATATGATCAAATTAGCGGACGGGGTTAAAATTCACGAAGACACAAAACTAGAGCTTTATAAATATTCTCTAGATAATAAAGTAAAATTAGTAAAACCATTCGTATTGGTTGTTGCAAAAGACACAACGCATGCTGAGTGGATAGAAAAGCTAATTAAATCGGAAGAATTTTTTAAGGGCTATTACAAAGATAAAGTTATGCAAATTCATTCACAGCAAAAAGGTTCTGAAAAAGATGAAAATATTCAACGATTGGTAAACTTAGAAGATCCAAACAACCAAATTGAAATAGTAATTCACGTTAATATGCTTAAAGAAGGTTGGGACGTAACAAACTTATACACAATAATTCCTTTAAGAACAGCAACATCCACCACTTTAAGAGAACAAACAATCGGACGTGGTTTACGACTTCCTTATGGGCAAAGAACTGGAGACCCTAAAGTTGATAAATTAACAATTGTTGCACATGATAAATTCCAGGAGATTTTAGAAGCAGCAAGAAAAGAAGATTCAATCATCAAGCAAGAAAATATTATTGAGATAGACGAAACTGAATTGTCTATGCCAAAGCAAGTAATAACAACGGTATCAAAACTTGAGGAGCAAGCCACAGCAGAACAGGCAAGCATTGATAAAATTTCGGACTCTACTCAAAAAGAAAAAGCTCAACTAAGCTTTGACGCTAAAGAAGGTGTAAAACAGGCAATTTTTGAGCTTGGTCAAAGAGGTTTGAATTTAAATAAAATGACAGTTACTGAAATTAAAGAAACGGCAAAGAAGCAAGCAATTGAGCGAATAAAGTCCAAAGATCAATTAGGCTTTTTTGATCAACCAAAAATTGAAGAATATGAAAAAGCTATAGAAGAAGTTGTTGTCGAGGAAGAAAAAGAGAAAATTCAAAAATTAATTATTGAAATTCCTAAAATATTAATTATTCCTTCTGAAACCAAAGCTTGGTTTAATGATTTTGATTTGGACGTTAATTATTTAAGCATTCGTCCTTATTCGGAAGAAATCATACGAAAAACATTGAGAGAAGGAGACTCTGATACAATTTCCGGAGTAAGCCATTTTGTGAGTGATAAATTGGAAAACCTTATTGTTAATGAATTAGTTAACATTCCTGAAGTTAATTATAATGATTGTGCAAAATTATTATTCAAATTGGCAACGCAAGCACTTAATAAACTCAAAACATATTTGTCCGAACAAGAAGTTAAAAGTGTAGTTCAATATCGAAAAAAAGATATTGCAGATTTCATAAGACTGCAGTTAATGGCGCATTTTCAAAAAGAAGTGACTAAATTTGAAGCTCCAGATGTTAGAGCTTTCAGTCAAATTCTCGAACATAATTCATATAAATACTTGCAAGATGAAATTTATGACTTCAAAGAAACGATTGAGCCTGTCTCAAAAATTAAAACCCTACTATTTACTGGCTTTAAAAAGGCTTGTCATACTTGTTATAAATTCGATTCTAAGACAGAGAAAGATTTTGCAATTATCCTAGAGGAAGATTCTATTGTCGAAAAGTGGTTAAGACCGGCTCCAAATCAATTCAATATAACTTGGGATAATAACAAGAGAAATTACGAACCAGATTTTGTTGTAGAAACAACCGACGCAATTTATTTAATAGAAACGAAAAAAGCAATTGATGTTGCGACATCAGAAGTCCAAGAGAAAGCAAAAGCAGCATTGGTTTACTGCGAGAATGCGACGACCTATACAACAAAAAATGGTGGAAAACCATGGCTGTATATTTTGTTGCCTCATGATATTGTTAAATCCAATATGGGATTTAATTATTTGATGAAAGAGTTTGAATATAAATTAAGAGCTTAATGAAGGTAAGACTTTATGTCTTTAATAATATCAAATTGCGCATCCTCTGATATACTTAAATATGGTCTTGCAGGGATTTCTGCTTTTTTATTTTTCCCTGCGTTTCCGCCGAATTGATGTATTGCCGCATATGCTTTATTTGTTCCGACAATAGCGGAGTTTTCGCTGTATTCGCTTGTGATTGATGCAGCAAGTTCTCCTCGCATTTGTAAAATCTTTCCGGGCCAGTATCCTTTTTTAGTCCGGACTTTTATGGTCACTTTTTTAAGATCTTCCCATTTATCAGGTCGTCCTTCTTGTTTGAAATTTTCCTCGACAGAATCTGTCATAATTCCAGCGATATTTTTCATCAAAGGTTTTAAATCGGATGTTTTTTCAAAGAGCTTATCAAGTACATGATTAAGCTCTTTGTTTTCTATTTTTATTTCAATTGGTTCGTCCATTAAATAAGTCCTCAATTGGATAATTCGCAATCAGAAGTTCTTTAAACATTTTATTTTTTCTGTCGCCCGTTTTATTATTGATTCCGTTCAATCTCTCAACAGCGATCATATTAAAGTCTTTGTACAATTCCCTCACCTTCGGGCTATCATCATAAGAAAGCAAGAATCGGCCTTGGATATTTGTCAAAACATCTCTAAGTCTTTCGTGGGCAAAGCCTTCGGTTGTCGTAACTTCATATCCGCAACCACAAGTATAAGGTGGGTCGCAATAGAAGAACGCTCCATCGTGATCATATTGCTTGATTAATCTTTCAAAGTCCCTATTCTCAACTAGAACTTTGTCTAATCTTTCGTGGATCGAATCTATCTTCGACAAAATATTTCTTTGGCTTTTACTTGCACCGCCTGAAGATTTTTTGACAGTGCCATAAGTTTCGCCCCGACCACCGAATGAGCGGGTGATCAAAAATAAGAATTGTGCTGCTCTTTGAATGTCGGTGTAAGGTTTAGCGTTTAAAAACTGCATAAACATTTCGCGAGAACCAAGCAAAAGTTTTAATTCGTCTTTTAACGCTTCAGGGTGATATTTGACAATCCTGAAAAGGTTTACAAGTCTGCCGTCTAAGTCGTTGTAAATTTCTAAATCCGCCCACTTTTCTTTGTAGAATAAAACCCAACCACCACCGCCAAATGGTTCAATGTAAGAAACAACATCGTTCGGGATAAGTGGTGCTATGGTTTTTCTCAATAATCTTTTTCCGCCGACCCAATTAAGTAAGTGTTTTTTGTCAATTGTCATAATTTTCTCCTGTTTAAATGCTATTTAATCTCTGTTTAAGTGTGTTTTAAATGCCGTTTTCTTTGCCTGGGTTGTAACTCCAACCGACATCTGGTGCTATTTTATGGTTAGTCAAAGGGTCTGTGTAAATCGTCACAGGTTTCATCTCACCAGTTTTCTTTGTTACTAATTGCATCTCCTGAGATAACTGTCCTTTTGAAGAATCTGCTGCTGAATCATTTAAATCGTCTTTGGATAACGCCCTGACCCTGCAGCGGCATCGCCAGCCATTAGGAGGGTAAAAGCTATCCCAAAATGGGTCATCATATCTGAAAGTTCGCTCGTTCAATTCTGCGTGTTCTGGGCGTGTTCTTTTATCCATAATCGCAACATACTGCCAATATGGTCTATTGTCGGCATTATCAAGCTGAGTTCTGTATCTGCCAACCATATAAGAAGTTTGCATATTCACTTGATAAATTGTTTTTAATCGACTCAAGGAGCCCATTTGAACGTGTTCGATATTGCCTTCAGAATCGCCAACAAACTGTTCACCCCACCAACCTTTTTTCTGGAGAGTTGGTTTGAGTTCTTTTTGGAACTGTTGAAAAGTTTGACCTTCTGCAAGTGCTTTATCAAGTGCATCTCTGATATCTTGCAGAATATCTTCTTTGACTAACTTTGCAACAGTGAATGTTTTTTGATGTGCGGATTGCCAAACTTCGTGCCAATCCCAAGAAAGTTTGTTATTTTTATTCTTGAAATATTTTATTGCCATTGACGGCGACAGTTTAAATAACGCTTTAAGATCCATCAATATTTCACTCCTATAAAATTAAGGACCTTGCCACACCCTAATTTATTTATGCAGTAGTCATATAATTTAGGATGCGTATTTTTCATTTTTTCAAATCTATTGGGAGATTTTTCACTTTGAATTCCAAACATACAGAACATACAACCAGTACGGTCAGCTCCTGATGTATAATACCGCCCATTTTTATGCTGTTTAATTTCACCATATACAGAGGCATATGGTAGATTGTATTCAGTCAGATATTGAAAAATATCTTGCTCTGTCCAAAAACCGAGAGGCGTAGAAGCAGGGCGCTTAGATTCAAAAGAATTGCAGCCTTTTTTGATATATTCAGTTTTTCTAATATTGCTCTCAAATGCCATAGTTGCAATATAGGGTTTTAATCCTGTTTCTTTTTCAAACTTCTTTGCAGGACGCTTTTTCATTACATCACAACATTTTGAGGAAATTTTAATATTACTGTTACGCAAAAATATCCATTTCGATAGGTCGTAACGAGAACCGTATTTTTTGACATAGTCGCTATTAGGATCAAATTTTTTAGCAGTGTATCCGTTTGGTTTTCGACGGTTGTCTTCTATGAATTTAGCTATTTCTTTACTTATTAATGGATAACCATAATCTTCAATAACCTTACTAAATTTGCGTTCAGGCTTTATAATAATGACATTATTATAAGATTTTATAAACTCTTTGATTTCGGGATATTCTAATCCAGTATCAATAAAAACGGCAAGAATATCAGGATAAATACTTCTTATAAGATGTAGGAGTACAGTGCTGTCTTTTCCGCCGGAAAATGAGACATATACATTCCCATCAAAGTGATCGTAGAACTCTATAATTCTGCGTTTAGAAAGTTCAATTTTCAAATTCAATGGCAAACTCTGCCGCTGTTTAAGAAAATTCCTTTTCATTGCAGCTTCTTCCTTAGAATCTGTTTTTCTATTCAAGTCCATCTGCCCTCCCTTGTGCTTCGCATAAAAAGAGAGCTTTGGATAAAACTTCTTCAAATTTGTTCGTTTTCAAATTCTTTTCATCTAAAATCTTTCTAAATTCTTCTTCCTTTTTACATTTAGAAAGCTGCTTTAAAAGTGGCTTTAGCATATCATTTGAAATTAATTGCAATTCTTCAGCAGAGATTAAATCGAATAATCCATCAACTTCGTCTTGCCCTTGATTAGCATTTTCTTCTTTAAATTGTTTAAATTCTGTAGATTTTTTGACATCTACAATTTCAATATCGTCTTCATCAAAACCATAACTTTTTAAAAAATATTCTTTTGTGAATTTAACACCGCAATCAACGAGAACTTTATCTCTTTGGGCTAGATTTAAATCAACATCTTCAATCTCATACATTTCAAATTGAGGAATATCTTGACCTGAAAAATTGATTTCATAAATCCATTTAATTAGTTGATTGATGGTTTTTTCTACTAATTTTTTGTCCGAATCAACAATATCTTTTCTCACACTCATGTGTGTTTGGCTTGCTGCATAGCTGCCGGTGCTTCCGATTTCTGTTGTAAGAGTTTGTCCTAAGATAGCCTTTGAAATTTCGGCATTCATTTTATCAATCAATTTTTCAAAAATCTCAGCTGAAGATGATTTTTCAGCCTCTTGAATTTCAACTGAGCTATCATCAGGAATAACTGCAATAGCATCTTGCACCATATTCTCAAGTAAGTCAGCGAGTGTTTCAGTTTCTTCTTTTGATGCCCCCCTTGGGTGCTTTCCAACAAGATGCGGAATACCGTATTTTTCAGTAAAAACAACCCAAAATTTCATCCCACCCTTTTTAAAAGTAACGGGCCAGAAGACTCGAGATAAAACTCTTTCGCCATAAGGATTATCATAGCTTGCGTTTGATTGAGGGCAGAGGAATTTCTTATCCGGCAATTCTTCTCCCCAATAATTTTCTTTGGTTCTGAATTTTAAATGGTTATCTTCATCATAGCAAAACCATTCAGGCGGTTTAGCAACTAAAGCAGATGGGAGAACTAAGTTATCTATTTTCTGCCAAATAACTTCTATCGGTTGAAAGCCAAAGAAGGCACAGTCTAAAATATCATTTATTAACTGAAATATATCAATGTTTTTCAATATGTCCTTTAATCTTGATACATCTTTGTCATCGTCTTGTCCACGATTTATATCCCACTCAAGAGATAGAACCCCTGACTTTCTTGATTGAGCACAAGCAAAAACGTGGGCATCACAAAGTAATTCTCTGTAAATCCTCATATCCTTACCTTGTTTTCTTAGAACGGGGTCGGGGTCTGGAAGCATATAACCCAAAGAATAGAAATTTAGCGAACGTTTTCTTGTCGCAATTTCATCCGCAAGTCCTTGTTTTGTATTTTTATTTTCTAATAAATTATTTTCCATGTGAAAACTTTCTTTTATCTGTTCTTTAAATTGCTTTTAAAACCTTTTTAACGCTTTTTAAAAACGGTTTTTATGTGTCCTTTGGTATATGAGGTGGTAAATTTCTCCCAGAGCCTCTTAAAGTCGCTGTCAGAAGTTTTTGACTAAGCCAATTGTTTCTCTCCTCTGCCTAGTTTCAATATGTATCGCTCCAACACTGCCGCTACAAGCGAAAAGAGCGAGAGCTAAGGCCCAAAATCTATCTGCGTGTCCGTTTACTTCTGAGCTGTTTGCATCAAATCTTATATTGCCGGCAGTGGTTGTAATTCTTCTTATTGAGTGTAAATCCTCACGAACTTCGTGTGCCTTTGGGATATAAATAGTTTTATCTTCAAAATTAATTCGTAAGTTATAAGCGAGTTCTTCTTTGACTTTGTTAGTAAAAGTAATCGCCTCAACTCTATATTGACCGAATTTTCTTTGAGCTGTTTCTGCTAATTGCATTCCAAGACCGGTTGAATCAATACAGCATCTTCTAAGTTTTGGATGTTTTAAAATACTTGATAAAATTTCCTCTTGAATATGAAACGGAGTTTTTTCGAGGATCTCAATTCTTCTTGTATATTTTGATTTTTCAAATACTTCTAAAATCCAAATAACTGTTAAATCTTTTTTTCTACCTATATCCATTCCGACATATAAATCGCCTTGGACTTCATCAAGAGCTTTGAGTATGTCATCATATTCACAAGGCGAAATTAAGTCATACGGTAAAAATGCACAGGCTTCGTCAATCGCCACGCAGCAATATTCTTGCAGCCAAGTGTATTCATCAAAGCAGTTACTCATCTGCTCGTTGAGCCATTCTGTTTTTTCTTCTTCACTTGCAACTTTATTTAAAATTTTATCAACGAGACCTTCATCAACTGCAAGTTGAATTGGAGTATTGTGTAAGTTCCACTTGAGTTTTTTTGCTATAACTTGTTCTATGAATTTAAAAAACAAACAGCTTTGACCGTTGTGTGTGGATAGAATTCGAAGTGGGAAACCCCATGTTACGCAAGGGCGAGCCGCTTTCCAAAGTTCTTGTGGAGAATTATGGTGGGCAAATTCATCTAAGACAACTTTACCACCTTTACTTCTGAACCCTTTAGGATTCGAACTTAAAGCGTGGATTTTTGTCCCGTTTGCAAATTCAATTACTAGCGCTTTAACATCTTTTTCAGAATCAATAACAACTTCACCCAAGGAACTTGCAGCAACGTGAAATAATTTAACCCACTGCTCGCAATAAGAAATATATTCTTTGGCTGCGCTTTCATCTGCGGATGAAAACCAAACTGCCGGCACGTTTTTATTGATGCAGTCTCTTACGTCCTCGTAGCTCTGAACATAAGTCGCACCGATACGTCTTGATTTCTCCCAAATCTTTACAGGGGATTTATCATCAAGCCATCTTAATTGGTAGGGTAAAAAGTATTTATTTAAATTCACTATTTTATTCCTAAGATTTCTGATTCAATCAAGTCAATAACATCTTTACTTAAGCCTTTTTTAGGTTCTTTCTTGGCATCCTTTTTTACTGCAATATCTTCGTATTCTTTGATTTTAGTTATCATCGGCAACATTTTTGTAAACGCAAACATTCTCCCTGGATCAACTTTTTCTCCGTTTTCGATTGCAGTTTCAATCGAAGTCATTAATTTTCTTGCGAAATTATATAAATCCTCATGGAACATTTGCTTAGATTGAATATATTTTTGTCTCTGCACATCCCAATTACCTTCACTTTTCCAATTGCGAACGGTTTTTTCATTGACCTTGATTTTTTCGGCAACTTCTTCAATGGTCATTTGTTCTACAATATAAAGCCTTTCCGCATCGGCAATTAGCATATGCTTTTTAGTCAAGGTTTTCCTCCATTTTTTCAATTTTGGATTTTAATGTTTTTAGCTCAGTAACTATTGAATTTAATCTAGTCATAGAAACTTGAGCTTTTTCTGTTTCTAGTTTCGTCAAATCTTCCTCGTAAGGATTCACAAGCGAGCGAATTAAAATAACGAGCCCAGATGCTTCTGTATCAAGCGTTCGAAACTTCTTTTTTAATTCAGCTAATTGTCCTTGAAATTGCATCTTTTCAATATTCATTTATTTTACTTACCTCTTTCTTTAATATCGGACACCAGTAGTTCGTATCAATTTTGTTTTCAATTCGCGACAAAAGTGCTGCATGATATTGGTTTGTTTCAAGCAAGTCTTTTAGGATAGTAAAATTTTGATTCATCATATTTTCAAAGGTTTTTACCTGGGCTTGGTGGTAAATGTACCAGATAACGAAAATTACAGCGGGGAAACCGATGCTTTCAAATAACTTTGTAACTACTAGAATGTCCATTTTTCACCTCATTCGCAAAAAGAAAAGGGCAGTGAATCCGCCTTTTGTCTGTTATTAACATACGGTTTTTTGAAAACCGTTTCAACGCAACGGCGACAGTCTTTGCGACCGTTGCCACGACTGTTCCCACGACAGGTCTCGTTGCTTTGAAAATGTAATTGAGGTGAGTTTATACTGCGAAGGTATTTAAAAAAGTTTTATAAGTTAAGAAAAAAAGAGGTATTTAAATGTCAGATGAAAATTCTAAGAAAAAGTTTTGGTCGTCAAAAACATTTTGGGTAAACATTTTGTCAGCAGTCGGATTAATTGTTCAAACTCAAACAGGTTTTATTGTAGATCCAACAGTTCAAGCAATCGGTTTAACAGTTGTAAATACCGGTTTAAGGTTGATAACCAAACAAGGACTAGAAGTTTAATTTTAGAGGCATATCGCAAATTTTGCGATATGCCTTGCCACTAGCTTAGAAAGGTAAAAGATGAAATTTTTTGAAGTATTTAAAGCAGGAACATATCCTCAAGGAAAATTTACTAAAGACCAAATAGAAGAAATTGCAAAAAACTATGACCCTAGTTTTTGTGAAGCCCCAATTACACTAGACCACGAGCAATCAGGTCCAGCATTTGGTTGGGTTGAAAGTTTAAAAGCTGAAAAAGGAGTCTTGAAAGCAGCGTTTAAAGATGTAACTGACGATTTAAAATCATTTGTTAATGATGGCAAATATAGAAAAATCTCTGTGGAAATTTACAGAGAACTTGAAGGTAAAAAACCTTACTTAAAAGCAGTTTCATTCTTAGGTGCAGGTATTCCTCAAATTAAAGGAATGGAAGCAGTTCAATTTAAAGAAGGTGAAAGTGATATTTACACCTTTGAAACTCAATCAGAAAATAATGATGATGTAGAAATTGCACAACTTCAAACTCAAATAAAAGACCTCGAAGACAAGATTAAAACATTTAAGCAAGAAGATAAATCGAATGAAACGATTAAATCTTTGAATACTAAGGTTGAAGAATTAACGAATGAATTAGCGACTTTCAAAGAGAAGGCTAACGATAAAGACGAAATTCAAAAAGAACTTGATTATATTAAAAATAAAGTTCGAGACAATGAGTTTGAAAACTTTATCGAAAAACAAGTTGAAAAAGGAATATTGATTCCGGCGAATAAAGATGTTGTTTTAAAACTATTCAAAGAGCTAGACAACCTTAAAAAGTTTGATTCTACATCTAATTCTGTTGAAGATTTTAAAACCTTTGTTTCATCACTTCCAAAACAGATTGAATTTGAAGAAGTCGCTACAAAGAAAAAAGCCACTACCCCAAAAGCAGAGCATGATGAATTTGCAGATGCTAGTGAAGAAAGCCTTGAAATTTTCAATGAGGCACAAGCACTTGCTGAAAAAGAAAACATCGATTTTAAAGATGCTCTGCTACAGCTAAATAAAGGAGTTTAATATATGGGCCGCTTAGAAGATTTAAGAATTAACGCATACCTTTCAAAAGTAGCACGAGGCTACACTAACTCAGCATTTATTGCAGAGAACTTGTTTCCTGTTATCGATTCAGAACTTGAAAAAGTCGATATCTTTGAATTTAACAAAGAAGCTTTTCAGGTCTATGATACCGAACGTAGTATTCGTGCAAATTCAAATGTAATTTCACCAAAAGGATTCACAAAAAAGACAACGACCTTAACTGAACACGACCTGGCTTATCCTTTAGATTACAGGGAGCAAGAAGAATCAAAAATTGTTAAATTACAACTTCATGCGACGAATGTTGTAACTGAGGGACTGAAGCTAAAACATGAAAAACAGTGTGCAGACTTAGTTCAAAATACTGACAATTATGATGCTGGTAATAAAATTATTCTTTCAGGGACAAGCTTGTTTTCAAATGCAGGCTCGGATCCTGAAGGCGTAGTTGATGATGCAAAGTCAGCAATCGCAGGTAAGATAGCGCAAGAACCGAATACTATGGTTATGGGCTATGAAGCATTTAAGGACTTGAAAAAGCATCCAAAATTGAGAGAGCTTGTAAGCTCAAGTAAAACAAGAATTATTACTCTTGAGTTGATGAAAGAGATTTTTGACATAGAAAATATCTTTGTTGGGAAATCAGTATTTACAAATAACGATGGTGAGTTTGTAAAAGTTTGGAGCAATAACATCGTGTTAGCGTACGTTCCTCCTCTAAACTCAAGAACCGAATACGACCCTTCATTTGCATATACAGTCAAGAAAAAAGAAGCACTTAAAATTGATGAGTATTCAAAAGAAGGCAACAAAGTCAAATTCATTCGTGCGACAGATATTTACACACCGTTTTTGGTTGGACCTGATGCAGGTTACCTAATCAAAAATTCATAAGGAGAGAATATGGCAAAATTCATAGTGAAAAATACTACAATAATGCATAACAAAAAAACGTATTGTATTGGAAAAGAGATTGAACTTACGGACAACGAAGCACTAAAACTAGCTGATTATCTAACTCCGGTAACGGCAATTGATGAACCCAATACGGATTCAGCTACGACCAAGGCTCCAAAAGCAGGTAAAAAAGCAGATAAAACTGCAACGGACACAACAACTACTTCAACCGAAGAAGTAGCAAATGATGAAAAGAAAGAGGATATAAATGGCACAGAAACTGTACAAACCACTTCTAATTGATTCAATAAAAGCTCAAGTTGATTTACTTAAGCAAAGGTTTGTCGGCTTTGATGGAAATATCTGTAGTGCAGGAGCAAAGGCTTTTGGCATTTGCGATGTGGAAACCGAAAAAGACCAATTTGCCCCAATCGCAGTTAATGGAATCTTGCTTGTTGAATCAGGTTCAGCAATAACCCAAGGAGCAAAAGTCACAAGTGATAATCAAGGCAGAGCAATCGCTATAACTGCTTCTGAAGAAGTTAACGGTTATGCCTTAGACGCCGCGACTACTGCAGGTGAAATAATTCGTATCGTAAGAGGCATTTAAATGTACTGCACCTCCGAGGACATTCAAAAACAGATTACTACCCCAACCCTAATCCAGCTAACAAGTGACGAGTCTCAGGATGTAGTTAATGAAACTATAACCTTTGAAGCTATCTTGTACTCTTCAACCCTAATAGATGGGTATTTGAGAGGTCGATATAATTTGCCACTTGATACCCCAGCTTGTTTGCCGGCGTTAAACGGCGTTCCCGGAGCGGAGTCCTCCGCCCCGTCCAGCCTCTGCCGGCAAGCCGCTTTTCCTTTACTAAGAATCATCGCAATAGATTTGAGCATCTACAGGTTATACGGCAGAAGATTGCAAGCCGATATGCCTGATTCAATCCTAGCACAGTACAAAGAGGCAATCAAAACACTGGAAAAAATTCAAAAAGGAATAATCGCACTTCAAATAGAAACAGATGAGGGGAGTAACGTAGTTGAGACAAGAGAGTACATAACAAATAAAACCCAATCAGATAGATTTTTCTCCCACGAGGTTATGAGTGAATATTGAAACAATAGAAAATAAAATAATTGAAAAGCTTAAAAGCAAATTGACAGATTTGCTTATTGAATCGTTTCCTGAAAAACCTCAAGAGTTTATTTTTACACACCCCAAGGGTGCAATTCTTATTCACTATCAAGGTGGGAGTTATGGAAGCAGTCAGTCAGTTGATGTAATTTTTCAACAAAAGAAAATGGAATTCGCACTCACTGTTGTAACTAGAAATCTCAAAACAAATAGCGGAGCTTATTCTCTGTTAGAGGAAATTAAATCGATTTTAACAGGATTTAAGATTGATGGCTGTTCAAAAATGTACCCTGTTAAAGAGGGTTTTTTAGTTGAGAATAATGGGATTTGGCAATACACAATTAATTTTGAATTAACTACCCCAAGCATTGAAACGGAGGAAGATTAATGCCTGCATCATTTTTACACGGAGTTGAGACAATCGAAGTTCAAAAAGGCTCTGTAACAATAAAAACAGTTAAAACCGCAGTAATAGGTCTTGTTGGTACAGCACCTATCGCTGATGTCGCAGCAGATTATAAAACAGTAAACAAACCAACCTTGATTTTAAACGAAACCGAGGCGGTAAAATACTTCGGTGAAGATAAGCCAGGCTATACGATTCCAAGTGCTCTAAAAGCAATCTTCGACCAAGGTGCAGGTATTGTAATTGTTGTAAATGTCTTTGATCCAAGCGTTCATACTTCAGTCGCTGATGTTTCAATATCAGATATTATCGGAAAAGTAGATACAATAACAGGCAAAAGGACAGGTCTAAAAGCACTCCAAGACAGTTATTCGTTATTTGGTTATTTCCCTAAAACAATTATTTCCCCTGTTTTTTGTGAAGAATCTGCGGTTACAAGCGAAATAAATACTATCTGCAATAAAATTCGTGCTATGGGAATTGTTGATGCTCCGGTAGGCTCAACTGTTCAAGATGCAATTACAGGTAGAGGTCCAGAAGGAACAATTAATTTTAACTTTGCATCTCAAAGACTTCTTCTTTGCTATCCTCACTTGAAAGTTTATAACTCAACAACAGAAAGCGAAGTTTTAGAGCCATATTCGCAAAGACTTGCAGGCGTAATCGCCGCTAAAGATATTGAAAAAGGTTATTGGTGGTCGCCGTCAAATACTGAAATTCTTGGAATATCAGGTATTGAAAAGCAATTAACTTCAATGATTAACGATCCATCAAGTGAGGTTAACGCTCTCAATGAAGCTGGAATTGTAACCGTATTCAATAGCTATGGTTCAGGTTTGAGAACTTGGGGTAACCGCTCAGCAGCTTATCCTACTTCTACTTTGCCTATTAACTTTATTAATGTTAGAAGAACCGCTGATATTCTTCATGAAAGTGTTGAATACTCAATGCTTCAGTTTATCGACCACCCAATCACAAATGGATTAATTGATTCAATTTGCGAAAGCGTGAACGGATTTATTAGAACTTTAATCGGGCGTGGGGCATTGATTGATGGCAAATGTTTCTATAATCCTACTAAAAATTCAGCCGAAGAAATAGCAAACGGGCATCTTGTTTTTGATATTGAATTTATGCCTCCGACACCTGCTGAAAGAATTACATTTGAAAGCTTTATCAATATTCAATTATTGAAAATGCTTGGTACCACTTAAGGAGATAACATGAGCAAAATCCAAATAAACAAACTCATAAACGCAAATATTTATATGAACGGAAACAACCTTTTGGGCCGAGCAGAAGAAATTCAACTGCCACAAATTAAGCACAAGATGGCTGAACATAAAGCACTTGGTATGGTTGGTTCCGCTGAATTTTTCGCAGGTATTGATAAGTTAGAATGTAAAATCAAATGGAATGCACTTTATCCTGATGTTCTTAGAACTTGTGCGAATCCATTTGTTGCAGTTGCTATTCAAGTAAGAGCCTCTTTAGAAACTTATAACGGCGCCGGTAGAATTTCAGAAGTTCCGGCTGTTGCTTATATCTCTGGAACATTCAAAGAATTTCCTCTTGGTACAATTAAGCCAGGGGACAATGCAGAGTACGAAACTTCAATGTCCGTAACTTACGCAAAACTCGTAGTCAACGGAGAAGAAATCTTTGAAATAGATGTACTCGAAAACATCTATAAAGTTGGCTCAGTAGATATTTTATCAATGTATAAAAGCAATATAGGAGGCTAATATGGCAACAGAATTGGTATTACCATCAGGGAAAAAAGTTACACTTGAACCAGGCAAAGGTTTTCATTTATTAAACGCTCAGAGAAAAGCAAAGACTTCAGAAGAAATTACATTCGCACTTATCGCAGAACTTGCTGAAGTTGATGGACAAAAAGTGGTTTACGAGGATTTATTAGAGTTTGACTTAGAAGATGTTCTCGCACTTCAGGCGGAAATCTCGGGAAAGTTCAAGTCCTTACAGCCGACTGCATCATCCACCTCGCTAAAACAACCGGCTGGCAATACAGCGAAATAA